AACTAAAGTAGATGACATAATAAAACTATTACATAATAAAGAAAATGATTATTTCTTAAAAGCAATCAAAGAGGAACAAATAAATTTGGACCAAATTGCTTTTATGAAACCTGATGAGTTAAATCCTGAAAAGTATGATAAAATCATAAAAAAGAAATCAGTTGAACAAGATAAGATTGATAACCAAGCAACATCAAATGTTTATGAATGTAAGAAGTGTAAAAACAGAAAGTGTTCAGTAACTCAACGTCAAACAAGAGCTGCGGATGAACCTGCAACCACTTTTGTAAAGTGTAAAGAATGTGGCTACGAGTGGGCCTTCAATTAATTTATATAATTTTCAGATTCAGAAATATTAATATTTGTTTTAGAAAATGCAGGAGTTCTCAAAGGATTAGCAGTATTATCAACAGGTGAATTATTAGAAACAGTTAATACTACCTCATCGTTTACTACAACTGATTTTAATCCATTTACAATAGATGGTTTCTTTGCTTTTTCATTACCATATTTTTTATTATATTGATCTATTATTATAGGTTGAATAATGGGAGAGGTTTCCATTAATCTATCTATTTCATTTTTCAAAACTTTTAAAATAACTCTAGCAGGTGATCTTTCTCTTCTAGGTAAAGCTAATTCTATTTCTAAATATCTAGAGATTTTTTGATATGAAACAGATGCTATTTTATGAGCTTCAGATAATTGAGAAAATTTAAAATAACTACTTATAGCTTGTAAAGAATTTAAAAGAATTATAATTAATCCTATAACTATTGAAGCAATGGTTGTATTACCAAATAATGCAGCTGAACCTACTGAACTTGCTCCTGTAAAAGTTCCAATAACCATAACAGGTATATTTATATAATTATTCAATTTTGAATATCTTATAAATGATAAATTGTGTAAAAGATAATAGGAATATGATATTTCACATTCATCTTTAATTAATTGTTCTAAATCATTATCCCAATGTATTAAAGTATTTGTGGGTAATTCCATTATATACTTAGTTTATAAATAAATTTTTTATTTCTTCTAACTCAGCTTTATAATCTTTTAATTTTTCAGTAAGTTTTCTAATGATTTCTTTAATATAATCCAGTGAATCTTTAATAGGTGGAGGGTTAGTTTCGTAAATGTTTTATTTTTTAAAAGAATTTGACTTGTTAGTTTCGTCTAAAAGAATTGCTTAGATAAGCAACTCAAAAAGAGTTACTTATCTATTGAGCCACGTAAAGGCCAGTCATGTTCAACAGTTTGGGAAATCATTTAAAGTCTTATTTCCCAATAGACTAAGTTTAAAAGTGCCCCACCGGTTTATTCTTCGCACCTTCACGTCATACCCAACCGCATTTTTGCTTACTTTAACATTATGATTAATATTAAATATATGGTACGCCCGGATGAATATTTATATAGCGCCTTCAGTCGGGGCGCTGTTGACTTGTTAGTTTCATCTAAAAGAGTTGCTTTGATAAGCAACTCAAAAAGAGTTACTTATCTATTGAGCCGCGTAAAGGCCAGTCATATTCAACAGTTAGGAAATGTCTTTTTAAAGTCCGTTACCAGTAGACTGATTTTAATATTTATATAGCGCCTTAAAATCGGGCGCATTACGTCTCTTCCAACAGACTAATAGACTAAAAATTTATGGCACATTTAGACAGTTAAAATTTCAATTTTTTGTAAAATTGAAATTAATACTTATTGAATGAAACGAATTTACTATAATGAGCTATTATAAACCTACTGATAATATTATTCAAGACGGCATTATCGTAATTCCAATATACCAACAGAAAGACAAGAAATATTTTAGTTTCATCTATAAAGATAAATATTCAAACCTTATAGTGTTAGATAACTTTATTGAAATAGAAAAGAATTACCTGATAAATTTAAAACGTCTTGCAGAAATTTTAAATATTACAAATTGTAAGAAAATGAATAAAGATGAATTAGTAGAAAGCCTACAAAATAAAATTATATTTATGAATTAGAGTGTATTATTTAGTAAAAAACCCATTCCTTCCTTTTTCATTTGTGGTATATAAAAAGCATCAGTGTAAATAATATTCATAAATTTATAAGGATTTTCATTATAAACCTTACTAATTAAGAATAACACTTCTAACATTATTTTAGAATCAGGTCTTTCAAAGTTATATTTTTTAACATATGTTTTAACGTCTTCTATTGTTCCTTTTGTATCATTTACCCATTTCACATTCATTCTATTTAAATTATAATATTGATGAAAATCAAAAGTCTTAACATACTTTAAAAATCTAACATTATTCTCAAGTTTTTGATTAAAAATAATATTTGAACCGAACAAATATTTTATTTCTTTTATTTTTTGACTATTTATATACTTTCCCATTTTAATCCAATAAAATTCTTTATTGGTAGTATATAAAATATTAGCAAGTTGTAAATTACAAATTGAATACTCTATTAACATAATTAAAGTTAATTCAGTATATGCACTTCTTATTAATGTTGACCAAATTGCATCTCCATCGTCAATAAGTTCATCTTCGTAAAAAATATGCGATATCTGTAAAGCATCTGAATTTTTTTTATTATTAAAGATTAAAATAATGTTCTTAAAATCGAGATGTTCTCTTAATATGGAACTTAAATTATTTAAGTTATGATGTTTTGATTTTGAATTTAATTTTATTATTAATTCATTAAAGTTATTATATTCAAAAAATCTTGCTATAGGTGTATCTGTTATAAATTTAATTAATGCATTTTTATCCAAAGACATTTGAACTGGAAACTCCTTAGGAATTTCTTTACCTTTTCTAAAGTCAGTACAATTAAAAAGAGTATATTCTGTTATTTTATCCAATGTATTATATTTTTTGATATTTAAATTAAAATAGTATTTAGGAAGAGTAAACACTTCCAGATATTTTGAATTAGAACAACCCATCTATCTTATGTTATAAAATAATTAATCATCTTTAAACCAAAATTTTTTCACTCCCAAAAATATATAATCCCACGATGGTCTATTTAAAATATATTCTTCACCTGTCATAAATTTTTTATCTTTTTTATTATATCTTCCCTCTAACTCCACGACAAAATATTTTTTCATATTTAGCGGAACATTATATTCAAAATAAATACGATCAACAGGTGTTTCATTAAATAATCCTAAAATATACTCCTCTTGCTTTTTTAATTCTTCTTCTGTTTTTAATCTCCAATATCTTTCAGGAAATTCAAAATGACCATTGTTTCCACCTTTCTGATGAATCCACTTATGTTTATATTTATCTTCTGGAGATAAAACATCCCACTCAGTAGGAGTAATAGTTAAATAATTACATTTATTTTTTAAAACATCATCCATTTACTATTTAATATATGAATTAATAAATAAAAAAATCAATTTTTTTATTTTAGTCTTTCAATAAATCAAACTTTCGTAACGTTTGATTCTTAAATTTGGTAAATATTATATTATTGTTATCTTCTATTTCATTTAAAATAGCTAACAATAAATAATAATCAGCTAGCTTATTTAAATGTCTCAAAGGCATTAACATAAAACATATATGATTCATTTTCTTGTTCAGATAATATTTATTTTTTATACAATGTAATGATAATCTTCTTGCTTCATAAGTAAAATCAGCTACATTAATATTAATAATCCTATTTATATTTCTTGAAAATTGGTCAAATAAAATTATTAATGCTAAAATTTCTTCGTAACAAAAATCAAAATCCTTTTCCACTGATACATTGTAACTATTGTGTAACAAATGAAAGTAATTTTTATAAATTATTTCATCTACTGATTTATCAAACCAAAAGTTATTATAATCATCATTAGGAAACCAAAAGTTTAAAATGGAATTAATTTCATTTTCAGTTAATAACATTAAATACTATAGTATAATGAATTTAAACATATTTTATCAATCTTTTCTATAAGTCTAAAAAATTGAAATTATTATACTCAAACACTATATAAAATAAATTATGTCTACATTACGTAATTTATATGATATTATTATTTCAAATATTAACGATTTTAATCCAGAGCTAATCTACTTTTCAGTTGGTTGTACAATGGGTCATTATACAAACATTAATCCATATCAGCATCAACAATATCCAAAACCTATTATGGATAAATTTAATAATAAGAAGAAGGTGATAATTTTAATGGATGCTTTTTTAGAAACTCCATTGAAACTTCAAGAGTGCGAAAGTCTTTCAATAATTGAAGAGAATAATAAGTTCAGAATGCTTTTGGGAGATAATCTTTTAGTGTTTGCAATTAATAGTCATTACTATTTTGAAGAGACTCCAGAATGTGTCGCACAATTTCCAGATGATTATTCATTTTTGATTTCATTAGTTACTTACACTATTGAAAGTAAAACCAAACTAATAGTTCAGAACTTTTCTGGTAATTATATTGAAGACCCTTATATTAATCTCTTTGATCTTTTTCCACGTGATGCATTATTTCAAAATGTTATTTTTGATGTATCTAATTCAACAGCAGTATGCTTTTGTGATTTTACAGAGCATCCAGTACTCTACGACCATAATGATAATTTTGTACAAACCAACTTTAATAAATTGACTGTACTCAAGACTGTTAACACTAGATACTTTATAAGAATGTATAAAGATATGATTGACAAAATAAATCATATATTTACTAGAAAGTTGAGAGTGTTAAGAGGAGAAGTAGAACCTAATCGCTATGATACTGATGCTCTAACTAGATATATCAAAAAGCTTAATCTGATTTATCCAGAAATTGATTCTCTAGAATTAACGGAAGATAACATTCAAAAGATTATTATTATTCTTCTCCGAGACATTTTTGAAGCTTTGGAAATTCCTCCAGGCATAATAGCAGACTTAAGTAGGAATGGATTTAAACAATCAGAAGTGATTAATAGTTTAATGCCATTGAAAAATTTATTTTAATTTACATTCTTTAAAACTTTGTAATTTATTTTTTAATTCTTCTACATTTTTCATTGTAGGATTTATAGGACATTCTAATTTTCCATTTTCGTGCATATGATTATGAATTTTTTCATAATCAGAATATTTTCCTTTTCTATTAGGTTTTACACCAGTAAACAAATAAATACCATGTTCAAGTCCTCTCCAAAAATTTATTTTATCAAGATAATAATTATTAAATTCTGTTATAACACAATATTTTTCATTTGATAATTGGTGATGTTCCTTATGTTGTTCAGATGAACATAAAATACCTGTTTTATGTAAAATTTTTAATAAACTATTTTTTTCACACTTTCTCATATGAGAAAATCTATGTATTACATTTGAAAATATACAAAAGAAAGAGAAAGTTATAAAAAAATATTGATATTCAAATAAAACTGTTTTATTTGTTAAATATAATATTATTAAAAATATAATTATCGCTGGTAGAGTAGTTTTTATATTATCTGTGTATGAATATGCTAACATACTTCTGGGAAAATAATGATGTAATTCATTATCTTTTGCAATTTCGCCTATAATTGGTAAATCAATACAATAATCTAAATAACAATCTTCAAACCAATGAAAAGCACCAGTAATTAAATCAGCAAATAAAAATCCCAATATAATTTGCAATATAATACTTTCTTTAATCATATTATTTAATAATAGAAAATATTATATTATTTTATTATTTAATTATTCTCTAATAAATAACAAATCTTGAGATACATCATTGACATAGTCCATAGTGTATTTTTTATAGACTTGATATGTTTGTTCTAATGCTTTTATACTATCTTTATAATAAGGGAAAGGTATATTATCCTTTTTATTTTTACTTAAATGATAAAATTTTTCAAACCAACTACCAATAGAACAAGAATCAAAATGTAATATTTTTAATTGTTCATAAGGAACTTCATATACATGCGGTCCTTCGTGATTATTATTATAATTAAATCTATGAACACCACTAGAAGCAATACCATCTATCGCACGAGCAGCGCTTTTACCATTTACATAAGCACGACATTTATCTGTTTTTGAACATCTTAAAAATTTATTAGTAGAGAAACAAGATTCCTCATTTTCATTATAGACAGCTTCCACATTTTCAATTGTTAAACAATTATACTTTTGATCTAGAGTATCTAAAAAATTTAATGAACCGTGTAATAATTCATCAACATCTACATTAAATACAAAATTAATATTATGAGATTTAGCTACTCCTAAAATTTTATTTATAAAAACAATTTGTCTATCAAATAAAGTTTGATAATTATTTCCAGTTTTATCCGATTCACTCATTTCTAACCAAACATCCTTTTGATTTTTTAAATAAGGTTCTAATTCAGGAGTATCTTCAACTCTAATAAAAAATTTAGTAACACCTAAGTTTCTATGATGTTTTAACCATAAAGGTAAATCAATTGGTTTTCTCATAAAAGTAATTAAACCAACAGTGGAATTTGGTTTAGTAACAGATATGTTACTGAATCCTTCATCTAAATAATAATATTCTTCATATTCGCGTCTCTTTTTATACAATGAATACAATGTAATAAATATTAAAATGATTAGAATTAAATTAAACATTTTAATATACCCTATAAAATTTTTTTAATATAGTTAATAATTAAATATAATTATTAATCCATTCTTTATTTTGAACGTATTTTTCCTTTAAGAATATAACTTCGTAAGGATGTACATATACATTAAAGAAGCCCATAGATGTTAAATCACTTAATTTCTTTTCAAGATTTTTATTTCTAAAATCAATTCCATTGTAATAATTAAATATACATCCGATATTATAATTATTATCTAACATTATTTGTGACATTTTAATTTCCTTTTTATTAACTACATCTTGATAATCATTAAATTGATTTTTTAATGAAAATATTTCATTATCTATTAATATTTTAAGACCTTCTCTATCAGTTGAAAAAGCATATGATTGTATATGTGTAAATTCATTAGTATGACTACAATTTTTTAAACCACAAGTATTAATAGTACATCCATATAATTTTACTTTATCATTTAAACCATTTAAAAATATATCTGTCCATTTGTTCTTATAATATGGAGGAGTTATTGGCCCTATTACAGATGAATTAACAAAAATGAAATTATCATATTTTTTGTATAAATCATTTCTTAATAATCCTTCCGACCAAGCACCAAAATCATAACCAGTATTTTCTCTATTTATAACTGTTACATAATTAGGACATTCTACTTTTAATTCTGGATTATTAATTATAAATATAAAATCAACATTAGCATCTTTAAAAACACCATGGTCAATAAAAAATTGGACATTTTTATCATATTTATGAAACGTGTATAAAACTAAAGTTGATTTTTTATCTGTTGTAAATTTTTCAATATAATTAGTACCACACAAAATAAAAGAAATAATAATTATCACAATTATTAAAATTAAATTAAACATTTTAATTTAACCTATAAAATATTTTTAAGCATAGTTAAAAATAATTTTATAATATTAAAAAGTTTTATATATCACTATATAATAGAATGGACACAAGTTCGATAGTAGGATGGTCTGGATTAGTTTTATCAATACTTGGTATAATTTATAGTGCTGTTAACCATAAGCATATTAGATCAAAATGTTGCGGACGCGTCTATGATTTTTCAATTGATGTAGAAAATACCACAGATGAACAAGAAAGAAAGAAAAAAGAAGAAGAAGAAAATAAGAAAAAAGAGGAAGAAGAAAATAAGAAAAAAGTGGAAGAAGATGAGAAGAAAAAGAAAGAAGAAAAAAATAAATTATCATACACTCCTCATAATTTTAAAATCCAACCAATTAAATTTGATATATAACTATATTGAAAAAGTTGATTTATTTATTAATTATCTAATTAATAACTAAATAATGCCACTCTGTATATTTACTCTTGAAAATAAGAAATACTATATTAAACAGTATCAACAAGATTTGATTGATTCTATTACTAATATGGTAGAGAAACTTAACAACCCTGAACTATTTCTAAATACACTAAAACCAACCGTTCAAAATATCTCTTGGATTATTGAAAATCCTATTATAAGTTATAAAATTGTTAATACTGAAAAGCTAGAGGACACAACTGTTCAATTAATGAAAGAGTTTGGAATGCAATCAACTCGTTCTGATTTGTGTCCTAATGCATATATAAATTTTGAGGAATCAGAATATTTAAGAGGAAGAATTAATGAGGAAGAGCAACCGGTTATGGATAGGATTGCAATATTGGATGGACAGATAGAGGTTTTGAAGGATGTTTATAGTAAATTGGATAAAGAAGAAAAAATTATGGCGAAATATTGTGGTTTTAATCCACAATCAGATTTACTTACATCCGAAGAAAAAAATATTATAAATTATTATCAATCTAGTTTAGGTAATGGATGTAATAAATTAAATTTAGGTGATAATAAATCAATTAAGGATTATTTTGACAATTTAGAAGAATATTTTAAAAAATTACCAAAAAATAAAGTTAATTATGGATTTAATTCTTTTGAAATTAATATTTCAGAAATGGAAAAAAAAATATTTAATAGTTCATCTGTTCTTCAAAAAAGAATCGAAGCTAAAATCGCAAAAATCAAATACGATAAACTAATAAATAAATACGGCGACAAGAATTCCATTGAAGAAAGTCTACAGGATTTATTAACTAAGAAATTAAAGTTAATAGAAAGTGATGAATATAAAAATTTAGACGATGTTTAATTTATTAATAAAAAAAATTGAAATTTTAACTGTATTAGGTTCCATAAAGAAAAAACCTATTGGGCGCATTGGAAGGCGCACAACATTCAATCATAGGTTTGTACTCCCAAAACCTATTGGAACTGCTCTTTAAGAGAGGATTGAACTTTATCTAGTACTTCATCAACAGAGTTAACTGTATAAAATCCGGGCAAGTGAGTGTGGAATTGATCTTGACGCGGGGGCTGCGAGTGGCTGGGGCAGCTTAACAAAAGCGGTATGGAGGTTGAATAAAATCTTGGCGACTGAACGGACGTCTCTGACTATCCTAAGGCACAAGTAGGGTCTAAATTGCATCTGAAGTAATCCTATAAAAAGGATGAACGCGAGTGAACTTTGTAGACTATCAGGGTCTCGATGAGAGAGTGTACAACCTGTCCTTCGGGGCGAATTAATACACACCGACGTAACGGGCACGCTTATACAGGCGAGGCAATTACGTGTAGAGGCAGAGGATTGAGCTATCCCTGTTTTGAAATACCTTTGGCTTACTAAACAATTTACCAACCAAACTCTTTCTACTACATTACATTCCTCTCCTGAGGAAAATTTTGAAATTCTTTATCAAGTATTAACGTTTTCAGCCAACGCGGGATATGGGAAAGAAATGGAGGTCTTAATGCTTGTATGCAAGGTCTTTAGGAATGACATACAATTCTGGGAAGCTATTAAAGACGTTCCTGGCTCAGGTTCCAGTAAACATACACGTTTAACGTATGCAGCTAAGACAGGAGATTTAGAGCGTGTAAAGTTTCTCCTGGATAGAGGAGCAAAAGTGAACCTAGGGGAAACCGATGGAATGACAGCGTTAATGTGGGCGAGTCAAGAGGGCCATCTGGAGGTCGTGAAAGAGCTGTGTGACCGAGGGGCCAATGTGAATGCTGCGATGATTGACGATGGTTACACTTCCCTACATTGGGCGAGTGGAGCGGGTCATCTAGAGGTCGTGAAAGAGCTATATGAGCGTGGGGCCAATATTAATGCTTCAAGGACTACTGATGGCTCAACACCACTGATGGTGGCAAGTGGTACTGGTCACTTGGAGATAGTCCGAGAGCTTTGTGATATTGGGGCTATTGTAAATGCTACATGTACTGATGGTTCCACTTCCCTGATGGAGGCGAGTCACAATGGCCACCTTGCGATAGTCCGGGAGCTGTGTGATCGTGGAGCCAATCTAAATGCTCCAACAATTGATAAAGGTTACACTGCCTTAATGCTAGCGAGTATGGATGGTCACCTGGAAGTTGTCCGTGAGCTATGTGATCGTGAGGCCAATATAAATGCAGTGAGAATTGATGGTTGTACTGCCTTGCATTTGGCGAGTATGTATAATCATTTGGAGATAGTTAGTTATTTGTGTGAACGTGGCTCCAATGTAAATACTTCAGATACTGGTGGTTACAATTCCCTGCATTTGGCGAGTATGGAAGGTCACCTGGAGGTTGTCCGTGAGCTGTGTAACCGTGGGGCCAACATGAATGCTACAGAGTTTACTGGCTTCACTTCCCTGCATCTTGCGAGTGAGAGTGGTCACCTGGAGGTTGTCCGTGAGCTATGTAACCGTGGGGCCAACGTGAATGCTACAGATATTTATGGTTTAACTTCCCTGTATTTTGCGAGTGAAAGTGGTCACCTGGAGGTTGTCAGTGAACTTATTGAACGAGGAACCTCAAATTAATTTATTATATAAAAAATTGAAATTTTAATAATTTATATGATATTATAATTTGTTATGTCTGATAATAATTCTATAAATTTAAATACAAATGGAAAGACGGCGTTGCATTTGGCAATTGAAAAAGGTCATCTGAGCATATTCCTTGAGCTATGTGAACGTGGGGCCAATGTGAACTTAGGGGATGCAACTGGAAAGACGGCGTTAATGTACGCGTGCGAGAAAGGCTATTTAAGTATAGTTTGCAAGCTATGTGATATTGGAGCCAATGTAAATGTTGTTGATTCTACTGGTTTCACCCCCTTGATGTATGCGAGTAGACTTGGTCACAAGAAAATAGTCCGCAAACTTTGTGAAAGTGGCGCCAATGTAAATATTGCTGATTCTACCGGAGTAACTCCTTTAATGAAGGCAATTTGTCAAGGTGAACTAGATATTGTTTGTGAACTATGTAATAATGGGGCCAATATAAATGCAACTACAACTTTTGATGGCACTACTCCGTTAATGTTAGCGATTTTATATGGTTATAAAAGTATAGTAAGTGAGCTGTGTAAACGTGGTGCTGATGTGAATGTTGCTAAGACTGGTCGCTTGTACAGGACTTCATTAATTTTGGCAATTAGGGAGAATTCTATAGAGGTTGTCCGCGAGTTATGTAATTATGGGGCCAATGTAAATGCTTCTGATTCTACTGGCTTTACACCATTAAGGTGTGCAAAAGAATATGGCTACTTGGAGATAGTTCAAGAACTGCATTCACGTGGAGCCTTAAATTAATTTATATTTGTTTATAATAATTTTATTATAAAAATTGATTTATTAAACTATTAATATATTTAAAATTACATTAATGCCTTATTGTCTATTTACACTTAAAAATAATAAATATTATATTCACAGACATAATTATGAAGATGATATGCAATTAAATAATTTAAAAGTCGCTATTGAAGATAGTGATTGGATTCAAAAAGATAATATTATTAGTATTGATAAAATAGATAGTAATGATAGTATAGAAGATGTTACTTTTACTTTTATGAGAAAATACGGAATAGATAATGTTCGTTCTGTCTTTTATCCTAATAAAATTTTATCAAGTTATGATTTAGAACTTATTACTTCAAATTTAAATATAGGTAAATTATATATAATTAATAAAAAAATAGATGAATTAAAAGAAAAATATATTAAACTAGATAATCAATATTATATTATAAAAAAATATGCTAATTATATGAATTATGTAATTACCACCACTAATATATTTTCAAAATCACTAAATTCTATTGAAAGGTCTGCTATTAATTATTATGAGAGTAGTAATACTTATTGCCCTTTAAATTTATATGAAATAAAACCAATAGAAAAGTATTTAAATAATCTTTTAAAATTTTATGAAAAACAAAAATTTGCAGTAGACTATTCTAAAATAATTAATGAAATCAAAAAAAAAATAACTACTAGTTATTTTTTTGACGAAAGTATTGTTCAAGCTAAAGTTGAAGAAATAAAATATACTAAAATGATGGAATCATATGGATTAAAAGAAGATATTGGAAAGGATATTAAAAAATTATTAAATGAAAAATTAAATATAATAGAATCGGTTGAATATCAATTTTCAGTTAAAGTTTAAAATTTATAATCTTTATCAACATTTGATGCCCATTTAAATCTTTCTATTAATTGTTGAGTAAATAACTTTTCTGGAGGAATATCAAATCTTTTAATAAATGCAAAAATAATTCTAGGGTCAATATAGTTATTTTTAGAAGTTGATAAAGAT